AGACGACAGTGAGGGGTCTGCTAGCCCCTTCATATAATGGATGCAGTATGTTACATAGTATATGAGCAGCAAATGGCATCACCCCCTAATTACGAATTTAGTCCTTTTTGTGAAGGGAGCCATATTATTTACAGTGTTGTGGGTATGGAACGTCACACTATTAACCGCGGGCAGGTCCACCCCATCCCCCGCCAGCGGTCGAATTTTCTCTCGGCTGCCTGCCCCTCTTCACGGAGCCACCGTCCACACCAATCACCATGATGGCGTCTGGCACGGTGGCCTTAACGGGTTTGTCCGCCCCCTTCGGCAAGACGTGACTGTACCTGTCGTGAATATGCTTGTAGCGCGGTCTCGCTAACGCGTCGCCCGGTAAAAGCGGGAACGGCGCCCTGCAAATCGAGAAATAGACATCGATCTGGCCTATCGTTGTGTAAGTCGCCAGCCCTGGCACATTCCAGAACACTTTCGTGGGCTCGCCGTCAGCATCGACAAGCCCATTAATTCGAAAGGTTTGGATAGCTGTGCCCCGCAAATGCGTCGAAGCCAACGCCATGGCCATACCGTTGTTCCATGAGTCGGTCACCTCAGCGTCGCCGCTGACGCTGATCTGAGGTATCACGGGCCCCGACAATCCGGTACCGGATATGTCATACTCGAAAAAGGCTACGAACGTGCCGGTACAATTAGCTCGAAAATAGTTTTGGTTTTGCCCCATCTCAAAATCGCAGTCGCCTGATATACGCTCTTGGCCACCGAGCAGCTCACCAACCTGCCCGTTATCCAGGGCAGTGATCAGCTGCAAGGCATTGCTAAGGACGCCACCAATGACCATGCCCGCCTCATAGCCATAACCAGGTACTGCGTCGCTCATCTGCGGTATCTTGAGTTCCATGTCGTATTCGACCCAGAGCTCAGCGGTGGTGTCAGTGGCCAAATCGTCCGACCCCACGAACAACGTACCTACATCGTACGTCTTTATGTCCGTGTCGGCCGGGATGGCTGCTTGCCTGACAAACTTCGCCAACGTGCCCTTGGGCCCTAAGTACTTTGGATCCACTTCGCATCTCACCGTGTTCGCCCACACGGGGCCACGTGCGGCCCCCTTCATGTTGAGCATCTCGCGCTTGTCCATTGGCGGGGCGTCAGCGGCGTCATAATCAACGCCTAAGTACATCGCCCCTTGTGACGACGTCGGTGCCATCGTCAACAATTCGAATGCCAATCCCAAGAACTCGTACTCTTCAAAGGCCTCTGCGATCTCGTGCAGGTATGGGAACAACTCTGAGTTGCCAGGGTTTATGTGAGCCACGGCGTCAACCTCGAATTCGGAGACTGTGCCAGGTTCGGTGCGCCTCTTCAGCGACGCAGCTGCTCCCAGTGGCACGTCTCGAACGTACTCGCGAAATTTGACCCGGGTCTTATCCCCTTTGGTGGTGGTGCGTGGAACACCAACGGTGCGCGTGACGGCTGACGCGACCGGTGCTGACACAATGGTGTCGCGGCGCTCGCCGCGCCTCACGGCCTTCAACTCTTTCTTCGCCTTTGCCTCCTGCTTCTTTGCTTTCTTTGCGGGCATCGGTTCTTGAGTCAGACCGTCCAAATAACCTTCGGCCTTAGCCTTTTCGTAAGCCTGCGGGTACTTCTCTTTAAAGCTGTCGATGGAGTCGCCGCTCTTGCGAAACTCTGCCAACCAGCGCTCTTTTGCCGTGGATGTTAGTCCTCCTAGATATTTGCTAGGGTTTGCTACTGCTTCCAACGGTCCGAACACTGGGGTGTCGACGCCCGTATACTTCTTGATCAGGTTCTCGGCCTTCTTTCCGGCTTTATATCCCTCAGCAGCTGCTTTCGCTGCGGCCGCCGTTTTAATAACGTGTGACGTGGATGGTCTGGACCAACCACAATGTTGTGTGTATGGGTGCTTGTTGCTGCTCGGTTCAACTTACGCGCGCCGGTAACCACTCCGGTATTTCTTTCATATACATTTACATGGTTTCGCGCATGGGACGCCAGCCGTTTTACGCCGTGTCTATCTCAAACCCGCGCACAATCAGCGGGTGAGTTAGCTGGCAGGTGGGATGGTTCATCTTAGCTAGCTCGCATTCCAGAGCCAGCACTTCGTCGGGGGTGCTGTCGTACACCGCACAGAACTCGTCCATCGTCTCATCGCTCATTTCGTAAGCGTACTCTGAGCGTATTCGATGGGGGTTTTCTTCTTCATAAACTCCCGGTGTGACGTCGCGCAACAAGGCAAGTAGGCGCCCAAAGATCACTCGGAGAACTGGCACGTGGGTGAAATCGCGATGTGTGGCTTGAACCACCGCCGCCAACCATGGTAACCAAGTAGACTCCGTCTGTGGGTGCACTTTGTAAAACAACTTGCCAAGTGCTCTGAACGGTTTCGGGGTGAGCTTATACCCTTGTTGTGTCATGAAGAAATAGGCACTGCAAAAGCCTATGCCTGCACGCGGCCTGCCGGAAGGGCGGGCTTTTGTCGCATGCATCGAGTCCAACTCCGGCCTAAAACCGGCCGCACTGTAAACCTTCTCCAACCATTTTAAATTGTGACGCCACGGTGCTGGGTACATAATGAGGTTGTCGTCCCCCATAACCAGGCAGCTGCACTTCCATGCCATATCAAGCCAATGATCGTCATCTCGCTCACCGCCAGTCATGGCCGCAGTAACCCGCTGGATGACGTAGGACGTAAAAGTCTCCACTTCCAATCGGGGGTGCGGCGACCGCATCCAAGCTTGATGTAAATCGGCTTCACCTCTGGTCGATATCCGTGCTAATACGTTGATGCCTATATAACCAATAGTGCCATTCGTCTGGCTGTTATTGACGGAAGTGGTATCCGCTCCGGTGATTTGTCCGGCAGAGGCCTTGAACTTCACGCCAAGGGTCGTTCTCCCTTTGTTGACGTCATGGCCCTCCATCTTTTTCACCGTGTCCCTCGGCATCCCAAAAACGTATTTATCTACCGCGTGCTGCCAACCGAGCGCGTGAACACCCACGCTCGCGTCCCACCGTGCGCCATCTACTCCGGCAACCTCCACCACGTGTCCAGTCGAAGCCAGCAGCCGTTCTTTTGCCCCAAACCACTCCCCAGCGGTCTCGAGCGTTAATCCAGCAGCGTATGTGACGGGGTGTGTGACACTCCACCAGGACGACAGAATCGCAGATTTGAATTTGATCTGTGGCCCAACACACAACTTGTACGAAGGCTTCATGGAGCGAATTAAGCGCGGGTCCTTCTTCTTATGGGGTATCGTCTTGCCGTTTACCACAACGAGTCCGTACAACTCTTTGGGGCAACCTGCCGCGGTCGCCTCCGCCGTGATGGTGGGGGTTACCGTGAACCCTTTCTCCACCTTCACGAAGTCTTCGGTTTTATCCTCGTTCCCAGCCGCCGAAGGGTTATCTATCCCCTCTTCTAAGCGTAGACGCCTCTTCTCGTTAAAACTTGCGAGATAATTGTCTACACTAGCCGGGTCCATATCTGGGGGAATTTTACCGAATAACCCGCCGTTCCACACGGAGATGCTCAAGGCTGCCGACCAGAACTCAATTACTTCCTGGCCTTTAATCCCTGACTCATCTTCAACGCGTGGCAGCAACATTCGGTTGTTCACCGCCAAGAGCTGGTTGTGCACGCACTGACGATCTGCGGTGGGTACGACCCCCGCAATCCCAGGACCTACTTGTACTACCCTAGGTTTTCCGACGCAAGCCTCGGCATACTCGGCTACCGGGCAAGTCACTTCCGAGCGAGCATCAATGCTCGTGAGTGGTCGACCTTCATGACAAATATCTTCGATTATCACAGGCCTACAGTACTTTATCACGTCGGTCGAAGTCGGCATGCGGGGGCGATCCATCCACCAGCATATGCCTTTTAGCGCCAACTTCGCGGCGAAAGCCGTTGCCATTTGCAACTTCGGCCACGGCTTCGCCAACTCGGGTACCGCTAGTGCCACAAGATTGTTCAACCCGTGCACTATCGTTCCGCGCTGCAACTCCATATCGTACCACACCTTATGGTCATGCACCGTTAGTACGCTGGTGGCGACTCCGAGAATTGAATCTATCCACGAGAGTCGTTCTTTCAACCTTAAGTTGATTAGATACAGCACCTTGCTCAAGCATTCAGCCCAAGCTAGGTACTTCCATCCAAAGCGACGTTTCAGCCATTCCTCTATGAAGGGTGATCCGAACACGAAGAGGACAATCGGCGCTATTTGAGCCACCGATACCAAGAGGGACCCCCCCACCACTAGAGGTGTTCGCCCCCAAGGATTTATCCACTGAGCAAAACGGCGGGTCGCCGATTTCACCGCTGCACGCGCGCGGTAGCCACCGTAAATCAACGCGAAGGCTCCAACCACCTTTAAGGCCGTCCCTGCGTCGAACACTGGCACATGCCGCTCAAACTTGAAGAATAAAGCCTCATGCCACTTGATCTTGTCAAATTGGGGCTGCAATACGGCAGTGCCCAGGGCAATTTCGGCCTCAAGCGTGCGCACAAAAGCTAGCACGGCCACCACATGGACGGCATCTGCCGCCTCCTCGGGGCTCATGTTGTATTGCACGGCCTTACGCTTGGCTTCAGCGACGGCATTGCGAAGGGTGTCTGGAGTTCGTTTCTTCCCAGAGCACCATAACCGCATAGCGTGGTACAGTTCTTTCGGCAACTGTATCGTCTTGGTCGACCCAACGACAGCGAACTGCAAGTATCCATAACAAGACACGACGCGTGCCCACTCGACTTCATGCTTACCCAACGTGGTGGTGACGAACCGGTCCTGGTTCTCAAAACACTCACGCAAGTCAACAGTGCCAACGTGCCGCACGTTCTCCCAAGGCAGTTCCTCGTTGCTCGCCGGCGCCAGCGCATTTGGTAACAAATCAAAACGGTAGATTTGCGCTGGCCCCAGGTGGCCGACGATATCCCATGTCAATGCGACGCGTTCGTCACCCAGCTGACCCACCCAAGTGCAGGAATCAGTACGCATCCAGGCCATATCCTCGTGGCTGTACGCGTTGGGACTACCGGCGGTCTTCATCTTGATCGTCGTGCCCTCGCGCCACCACGTGGCTTCTCCCAGAAACTCGCCCTGTTGCCCTTCAAACTCATGCAGCACCGCGATCAAATAGTGACTCGTGGCACGCCTGAGCAGTTGAACAATTTCAGCCGGTTGCAGATACCACAGGGAGAAAACGGCCAAGTACACGGCCGGTTGCACGCAGACGCAATCTTGCACCTTATGATGGCACCACCTGATGCCAGCGTGTGTCCCCCACTCTGCATGTCGCTTCACGTCTTTTGCATCAGCCACAGGGCAGCATGAATGAATCATCGGCCGCTGGGCGCGCAAATGCCTGACGGGATTTCCGCCAACGTCCACTATCTCCGGACGTTGCTCATGGCGCATTATGTACGCGACCGCATCTTCCTCTGCGTATCGCCTGACCAATGCTAGTAAGCCATGTGGATGTGGTCTCGCGTTCGGCGACGGGAACACCGGGAATTGGGGCGCTATTCGTTTCCACTCCTTTTCCTGGCTATCTGACAAGAGCACGCTCGTCGCGTCACCTAACGGTACTGGTGGTATGGCCTGTGCTTCGACGGCATTTGCCGCCTCAACGCCTTCAGCTTGTGCTATCGGGACGTTGCGCTGCGCGTCCGCTCCGCGGCCGCGTCCCCGCCCTCTCTGGCGCGGCGCCGGAGGCGCCCCTAACATCGGGGCATGAACACGCGCGAGCGTCCGCAGGCGGATCCGGCGGCGGTCCTGAAGGGACTGGCGG